TAGAGTATTCTACGTTGACGTGGGCAATATGCCGAGCCACTTGGCTATGCAATTTGTTGAACGTGTTAAGACTGACATCCACCAAAGAAGAATTCCAAGTCAGACGGGAGGCGGTCAGAACGTTATTGATAGTGCATATAATCCATTATCTATTAATGAAGATTATTTCTTCCCTCAAACAGCAGAAGGTAGAGGGTCTAAAGTTGAGACACTACCGGGTGGCACCAATTTGGGTGAGATAGATGACTTAAAATATTTTACTAACAAACTTGTACGTGGTTTACGTATTCCAAGTTCATACTTACCAACAGGTCCTGATGATGGACAAAGCAACTACCAAGACGGTAGAGTTGGTACAGCATATATTCAAGAATTACGTTTTAATAATTATTGTGAACGCTTACAAAGTTTAATTACAGACGAATTTAATCAAGAGTTCAAACGCTATCTATTAGAAAAAGGTGTTAACATTGATACAGCGATGTTTGACCTTAGAATGCAACCACCACAAAACTTTGCAAGTTACAGACAAAGTGAACTTGATAATGCTCGCATTGGAACATATACACAAATGTCAGCTGTTCCTTACATTTCAAATAGATTTGCGATGGCAAGGTTCTTAGGATTAACTGATGAAGAAGTTGCTGAAAATGAACGCTTATGGAAAGAAGAAAATGATGAAAACTTATCTCCACCACCTACTGACGCCGCAGGCGAAATGAGAGGTGCAGGAGTTAGTGGTGCAGGTATTGGCGCTGATATGGGTGACATGGAAGACGAAGATCCCGAAGCTGAAGAACCAGCACCAGTAGATGGTGGTATTGCTCCACCGCCAGATACAGCAACAGGAGGCGCGGCACCGACAGGCGGAACACCGCCGCCCGCATAAATAATAATATGACAACGTTGAGAGAAATATTTTACTTCGATAAAGAAACACTTGAACCGATTGATAATAAAGAATATGATCCGGTTGATGATCAATCTATTGTCCAACGAGACGACACTCGTAAAACTCGACTAACCCTACGTCAAATTAATAAAACACGTAAAGCGGCAGAACTTCACCAAGAGGAGCAGGCAAAAGAGCTACACTTCGTACGTCAAATGTACGGATTGGCGGCTAATGCTGAAGCGGCGGTTGTCTAACAATGGCCAGATCTACCGTGGCGTTCGTCATAGGTAATGGAACTAGCCGACGAACTATTGACTTACATCAACTAAGAAAAAATATCCCACCCACTGCTAAAATATACGGTTGTAATGCTGTATATAGAGACTTCGAACCTGATTATCTAGTAGCTGTTGATACTAAAATGGTTACAGAAATTAATCGATCTGGATGGCAACTTACCCACGAAGTATGGACTAACCCTAATAGAGCATATAAAACATTTAATAAATTTAATTTCTTTGAACCAAGTTTAGGATGGAGTACTGGTCCTACTGCATTAAATTTAGCTAGTGAAGAAAAGCATAACAATAATGAAATTTATATTTTAGGATTTGACTTTGAAGGAATTAATAAAAAACTGAATAACATATATGCAGATACAGAAAACTATAAAAAATCTGAAGCAGTAGCAACATACCATGGAAATTGGGCTAGACAAACAGGTATAATAATTCAAAAAAATCCAACTAAGAGATATATAAGAGTAACAGAAGAAAGAGACTCTTTCTTGCCAGACAATTTAAGGGTGTGGGGAAACCTACATCATATGACCGTTCAAGATTTTAAGGACTTATTCAAGATCCTATAATCTTAATGTAAAACGGCTCATAATGAGCCGATAACCACGTACTTTTCCTGAAAAACCATAAATATTATACGACAGCCTTACCATATCTAAACAAACAGGAGATTTAAAATGGCAGACAAAAATAAATTTGAGCAAATGTTAGAAAAGCTCATTGCAGAAGACCGTGCTGGTGCGGAAGAACTGTTTCACGAAATAGTTGTTGATAAATCCAGAGACATTTACGAAAAACTTTTAGATGATGATATGCCCGAAGTTGAAGTAGGCGAAGGGAAAAAAGATTCTGAAGTTGATGAAAAAGAAAACAAGAAAGCTGACGAAGACGAAAAGGTCGACGAAAAATCAGACGAAAAAGCTGACGAAGACGAAAAAGTAGTTGACGAAAAAGCTAAAGAAAAAGCTGACGAAGGTGATGAAGAAGTTAAAGAAGAACTTGTAGATATCACTCCAGTTGAAGATGTTCCACAAGAAGCAGACGACGAAATAGGCGGCGATCCAGCAGATGCTATGATTGGCGATATTGAAGGCGGCGACGAAGTGGACGGTGACGGCGGCGACGATGGTGGCGAAGATCATGAAGATCTTGAAGACCGCGTTGTTGACCTAGAAGATGCACTTGACGACCTTAAAGCAGAATTCGATGCCATGATGGGCGACGATGACGGTGGAGACGACAACGGTGACGACGATGCAGATGCAGATGCAGATGCTGATGACGACAACGGTGACGACGAAGGTGGTGATGATGCAGAGGGTGGATTTCCATCCGATCTAGAAGCAGAGGAAAAACCTGCATTTGAAGGGAAAGAAGCAGAAGCGAAAGCAGAAGCTAAAGGTCCAGTTTCAAATACAGAGCTAATGCGAGAGTATGTAACAAAAGTATCTAGTGGACACGGCGCTGAAACAAAAGGCGGTGGTGAAGACGGTGGTACTAATACAAAATCTACAGTAGCTGGTAAAAATGACATGGGTGGCACAGCAGGTAATATTGCCAAAGGTGGCGAAGGTGGTGGTTCAAATACTGGACTAACTGGCAACGACACTAAAGAAGATTCAGCTGGTAACGTAAATGTTCCAGGTGGAAAAGCTTCTAAGTCATTAAAATCTGATTCTAAAGGCCATGGTACTGAGAAAAAAGGACATGGTGAAGAAGGCGGAACGAATACTGATTCAGTAATCGGTTCCTAATTTTGTTGAGGAAAAAAGTGTTGCTTAACTTAAGAGAGAACTTAACATTCGACCAAGCTAAAATGGTCATCGAGTCTACCGAGAACGACAAGGGAGGCAAAGACCTTTATTTAAAAGGAATTTGTATCCAAGGTGGGGTTAAAAATGCCAATATGCGTGTTTACCCTGTTACCGAGATAGGTAGAGCTGTCAATACACTCAATGACCAAATTACTGGTGGATATTCTGTTCTGGGCGAAGTTGATCATCCAGAAGGACTCAACATAAACTTAGATCGTGTAAGCCATATGATCACAGAAATGTGGATGGATGGCCCAAACGGTTACGGGAAACTTAAGATATTACCTACGCCGATGGGACAATTAATTTCAACAATGCTTGAAAGCGGAGTTAAATTAGGCGTCTCATCACGTGGTAGCGGAAACGTCACAGAAGACGGATCCGGACAAGTAAGCGATTACGAAATCATTACGGTGGATGTAGTTGCTCAACCCAGTGCTCCAGGGGCATACCCAACCCCTATATACGAGCAGTTACTTAATACTCGTGGGGGGTATAAGGCTATGAACTTGGCACGTGAGCTAGAAGGCGACGTAAAGGCGCAAGGATATTTAAAGAATTCTTTGGTGAATATCATCAAAGGGCTCCAGTAATAAGGAGAATATAATGTTGGACGCACTGAAATCACTCTTTGAAAACAATGTAATTTCTGAAGAGATCAGAGCTGAAATTCAAGAAGCATGGGACAAGAAGATTGAGGAAACTCGTCTTCAAGTTACTGCTGAACTTCGCGAAGAGTTCGCATCAAAATATGAACACGATAAAGCACAAATGGTTGAAGCAATCGATAGTATGGTGAGCGAAAAATTAGCGGAAGAAATTTCCGAATTCACTGACGACCGCAAACAGTTAGCAGAAGCAAGAGCAAAATATGTTATTGCTATGCGTGAAAACGCAAACTTGCTAAAAGAGTTTGTTATGCAGTCATTGAAGAAAGAAGTTTCTGAATTACACGACGACCAAAAAGTTATGTCAAGTAAATTTGGCAAACTTGAGGAATTTGTTGTAGAAGCTTTGAGCAAAGAAATTGCAGAGTTCCACGAAGATAAAAAAGATTTAGCTGAAACTAAGGTAAAACTTGTACGTGAAGCTAAAAAACATCTCAACAAAGTTAAATCAACTTTCGTTGAAAAGAGTGCTAAATTAGTATCAGATGTAGTTGGAAAAGGACTTACAAAAGAAATTGGACAACTTAAAGAAGATATTGATTCTGCACGTAGAAATGATTTTGGTCGTAAAATTTTCGAAACGTTTGCAAATGAATATTCGAACAGCTACCTAAACGAGAAATCAGAAACTGCTAAACTTATGCAAGTTGTTAACATGAAAGATGGACAAATTAAAGAAGTTAAAGCAGAGGTAGATGAGAAATCAAAAACGATCGCAGAGAAAAATGCAGAAATTTCTAAAATTTCTGATGCGGCTAAGAGAAAAGATGTCATGTCTGAACTAACTGCTCCTTTGAGCAAAGAACAGCGTGAAATTATGAACGACTTACTGGAAAGTGTACAAACTGACAAATTGCAAAAACAATTTGACAAGTATATGCCGGCGGTTATCGACGGGAAAACTCCAGCAAAGAAGAAGGCGACATTAACAGAATCAGAGGCAAAACAAGTAGCAATAACAGGCAACAAAGAAGAATCTAACGTTAGTAGTGTAAGCTCGGAAGCAACAAGTAATATTGTTGACATTCGAAGACTTGCAGGATTGAATTAAGGAGAAAACAATGTCAGAACTACTAGAAAATCGCTGGCAGGATACCAAAACCGCTCTTTTAGAAGGCCTTAACGGTAACAAGAAAGCAGTGATGGCAAGTACTCTTGAAAACACACGCAAGTGGTTGAATGAGACTGCTACCGCTGGATCTACATCAGCAGGTAATGTTGCAACTCTTAACAGAGTTATCCTTCCGGTAATAAGACGGGTTATGCCGACTGTAATAGCTAATGAATTGGTTGGAGTACAACCAATGACTGGCCCAGTTGGACAAATCCACACATTGAGAGTTCGTTACGCGGACTTTTCAGATGGTAACGAAATAGGTGAAGAAGCACTTTCACCATTTAAGATCGCGGCGGCTTATGCAGGTAATGCCACTGACGCTACCCCTGGTGCGGCTGGTACAGCCAATCTAGAAGGTACGGCTGGCAAACGCTTGAGCATCCAAATCTTAAAACAAACTGTCGAAGCAAAGACTAGAAAGCTATCAGCTCGCTGGACTTTTGAATCGGCACAAGATGCACAAGCACAGCAAGGCATCGACATCGAAGCAGAAATTATGGCGGCATTAGCCCAAGAAATTACTGCTGAAATCGATCAAGAAGTTCTTGCATCTTTACGTGCTTTAGCAGGTACTCAGAACCAACAAGCATACGATCAAAATGCTGTTAGTGGTACTGCAACATTCGTCGGTGACGAACACGCGGCATTGGCTGTAATGGTCAACCGTGTTGCAAATACTATTGCTCAGCGTACACGTCGTGGTGCTGGTAACTGGGCTGTGGTTTCACCACACGCTCTAACTGTACTACAATCAGCTACAACTTCAGCGTTCGCAAGAACAACTGAAGGCACTTTTGAAGCTCCAACAAATACAAAATTCGTTGGAACACTAAACGGTGCAATGAAAGTATATGTTGACTCATATGCGGCTGATACTACAGCAGTACTAGTTGGTTACAAAGGAACAAGTGAAGCGGACGCTCCGTCATTCTACTGCCCATACATCCCATTGATGTCAAGCGGTGTTGTGTTGGATCCAAGTACATTTGAACCAGTTGTAAGTTTCATGACTAGATATGGATATGTTGAGTTAAACAACACAGCATCTTCACTAGGTAATGCGGCTGACTACTTGGGTACGGTAACCATCGCAAACGTAACATTCTCTTAATAGAGATATTACAAGTGATTATGAGAGGGCGGTCTTAGGATCGCCCTTTCTTTTTCTATTTTGGATAAACTTATCCACAAAAAAATAAAGAAAATCGTTGACTTTTAACTATAAGATGTTATTATACATATAATACTTAGACGGTAGCTCTGTTTAAGTAGGAAGTGTGCAAGGAAGAGCCTCTTACCAGAGGGGTGAACTTGACTGTACAGGGGTGGTACCCAGGGTGGGTAGCTGAAAGGCGCTTATCCAAATCGACTTACCAGTCGGGTATAGGTTTTCCGCAACAATAGATAGGTATCTGTGAGGCGGGATTGTAGGTGTAACCAAGTCCTACCATTTCCACTATAAATTTAATGAGTCGAGCCCAGGATGGCTATTAAACGCTGTTCTGGGCTTTCTCTTGATAAATAGCTTTAAGTAAACGAGCCCGAAAGGGACTTATGGGGACAACACCCCGTAAACTTAGAACGTTTAACAGGAGAAAACAAATGGGAAGACCAGTAAACAAAAGAATCTTTGGAACAGCCGTTGGTAACGTCGCAGTTACTAGCTATTATTTTTCAGGAGGAGAAGAAGCTCAAGAACCGCAAGGCTCAATTGTAAAACAAACAGGAACTAATTATTTTTTAGTTACTGATGGCACT